GTTTGCACATGGAGTCAGAGCAATGCTTAAGAAGCTTCCACTGGGCGAAATCATCACGATCGCGGCAATCGCTGTTGTCATCCTTCTGACCATGCGTCTGGCATCAGATAATAAAAGCCTGAGCCTGGATAACGGTCGCTTATCCGAACAGATTAAAGATGTTGGAAGCAAGAACGATGCGCTGGCTAGCACTATTCAGGACCTGACTGACCAAGTAACGGCGATGAACAAAATTGTCGCTACCGAATCAAAGCGTCGCGCAGCTGCGGAAATGAAATCACAGCGTTTGCAGGAAGAGGTTAAGGATGCGCTCAAAGGTAATCAGTGCGCTATTGAGTATATCCCTGCTGATGCTGTTGTCGGGGTGCGCAAAGCCGCAGATAGTGCGAGAGGCAGTAAAGGTAAGAAATCCTCCAATACCTCCAAACCTGCTGACTGATTGTGTGGTTCCTGAAGTGCCAGATCGCATGACATTCGGTGACGGCGTTCAACTCAACATCACACTTCTTCTATCTATCGAAAACTGCAATGGGCAGTTAGAGGCCATACGGCAAATAGAATCCTCCCGACAAGGACAGATTGCACAACCCTAATAAGGCGGTGATCACAATCTTGCTGACGGGCAAGCCGGAAGTGACCAATCACTACTGAGAAGCAGAGAAACCGTTGCGCTAACAACTTCTCACATTAATTAAAAACAAACGGGAGTTATCCATGACCGAATTCGTAGTGCATCAATCCGGTAAAACCGTAGAAGTAGCGTCGCCTGGTGATGCTCCTTCTGTACCAAACGCAACAACCAGCGTTGCAGGTATCGTTAAGCAGGCAGCAGCGCAATCAAACTCAACAGCGACCGATGTTGCAGGACTGCTGGCTGATTTCAATACGTTCTTAGGGAAACTCCGTTCAGCGGGAATCCTGAATAACCCACCAAGCTAAAGGGGGTTTTATGTCTGAAAAGACGGAATTTGCACGAGTAGTTCCCGCCATGATTCAGGATAAGTCAGCAGATTGGTTGCTTACTAAGCTCGATGAGCAACTGGGTGAATTTGTAGAATGTATTATGCAAGGTGGGGATGCGGAAAGGGCAATGAAAGGATGCCTGACCACTGCTGAATTTCGAGGACGGCTTATTCATAAAACCTTTATCGCTCAGTACGCCGACACAGAAATCACAAATGACGGCATCAACACAGCTATTGTAAATAGCGTCACAATCAATTCACCTGAAGAGTAAAAAGAATGGCATGCAACATTATTAAGCAGATTAACGTCAAAGCAACGTTCCCAGGAGGGAGAGTTATTAATGGTATTACCAACATCATTGACGGTAAATGCGATGAGCCATTCCAGGTGTGGACAAGCAAAGGCAGCGCAAGGTCTGTCATTGTTAACCCAAAGTTCGCAGAAACTGTTGAGTTAGAGATCGAGTACGAGGAATAACAATGGCAAGTCTGACAATAAAGCAAGAGGCTTTCTGTCAGGCGTACGTACAGCGCAAGAGCAATGCTTCGGAGGCTTATCGCGCTACCTACGACGCCTCCAAAATGAAGCCTGCTACCGTTAACAGGAATGCAAAAGCCCTCCTGGATAACAACAAGATCGCCACAAGAATTTCCGAGCTTCAAGTTGATGTAAGAAACGAACACAACATCACAGTCGCGTCGATTCTTGCCGAGCTAGATGAAATCAAGAAAGCAGCCTTGACCGCCGAAACACCTCAGTGCTCCGCCGCTGTATCCGCTGTAATGGGAAAGGCTAAGGTCACCGGGCTGGACAAGGTGGTTGTAGAGCTAACTGGCGGTGTAAAAGTAGAGCACCGCTCAATCAAGGATATTTTCGATGGCTAACCCATACTTCAAGCCGTTTGCCGTAAGCGCACCTTACAAGGTGGCATATGGTGGACGAGGAAGTGGCAAGTCATATTTTTTTGCCGAGTTAGCTGTAGAAATGTCCCGCCGTATAAACACCGTAATTCTTTGTACTCGCGAATTCCAGGGATCGATTAGTGATTCTGTTCATAAGTTACTATGTGAAACCATCGATAGGCTTGGTTACGGGAACGAGTTTGAAATACAGAAGAATTCAATAACTCACCTTGCTACAGGTGCTTCGTTTGTCTTTTCTGGAATCAAGAATAACGTCACTAAGATTAAATCCATTCAGGGTGTTGGAATTTGCTGGGTGGAAGAAGCTGAGGCCGTTACGAAAGATTCTTGGGATGTGCTAATCCCCTCCATTCGTGGCGATAAGCACTCTGAAATATGGGTAAGCTTCAACCCTAAGAACATTCTCGACGACACATATCAGCGCTTCATTGTCAATCCACCTGCTGGCGCGATTGTGCTCAAGGCGAACTACAACAACAACCCTCACTTTCACGACTCACCGCTTCCCGCGCAGATGGCTGAGTGCAAAGAGCGCGACTACGACCTCTACCTACACATATGGGAAGGTGAGCCCGTTGCCGATAGCGACATGGCAATCATCAAGCCTTCATGGATTGCTGCTGCCGTTGATGCTCACCTGAAAATCGGGTTTTCAGCATCCGGACGCAGACGAGTTGGTTTTGACGTGGCTGATGAGGGTGAAGATAGCAACGCTACCACACTTGCTCATGGATCAGTTGTCATGGACTGCCAGCAATGGAACAAAGGCGACGTTATCACTTCTGCGGACCGTGTTAAGAACTACGCGGAAGAAGTCAGATCGAGCGAGATTGTTTACGACTCCATAGGCGTTGGCGCTGGTGTAAAAGCTCATCTGAAGCGCGTGTGTCTTATTCCAGCCACTGGATTCAACGCTGGTGAGTCAGTTTTCAAGCCTGAAGCGAAATATGCCGAAGGTAAGACCAACAAAGACATGTTCTCCAACATCAAGGCGCAGGCATGGTGGGGTGTTCGTGATCGTTTCTATAACACCTGGCGTGTGGTTAAACACCTAGAAGCCAATCCGAACGATACTGAGTTTGTGAAGCAATTCGGCGACGATCAGCTAATTAGCCTTTCATCCAGCATTAAGCAACTTGAATACCTCAAGGCCGAATTGTCTCGCCCCTGGGTGGATTACGACAACAACGGACGCGTGAAGGTTGAGAGCAAAAAGGACATGAAGAAGCGCGGGATACCATCACCCAACATGGCCGACTCACTGATTATGGCTTTCGCTCCGATTCACAAACCATTCCATATCCCAGACGAGATACTTCAATGACAAGACGTAAAGCCGCACAGGCAACTCGCCGGGAAGTGGCAAAGATCACTCAAGCTCACATCGATAATTCAGCGGTGGCAAATGACGCTGCGCCGGTTGTCGAGTTTAAAACATACGAACCATTGCCTGGTGTCATTCCAAAGGGGAAAGAGAAAGCAACTTTCGCCATGGATGCCACTCCATACGACGCTATTAACGCGATGTATGCCGGTACTGAATACTCAGGCTTCCGTGGCTATCCGGCGCTGGCCGCAATGTCCCAGCAGGTCGAATACTCGAACATGCACAACGTGTTCGCTGACGAGATGACCCGCAACTGGATCGAGGTTAAGAGTCGCAAAGAAGGTGATCACGACCCGGCAATTGACGACATGGAGCGTGCGCTGGAGAAGTATGACGTTAAGCGGCTGATGCACGAGGCTGTGAGACAGGATTCGATGTTCGGTGTGGCGCACATCTTTATCGACACCGGTGCGATTGGCGAAGAGTTGAGTAAACCTCTATTTCTCGATAAGCGGAAAATTACGAAAGACTCTCTTAAGTCATTTCGCGTTGTCGATCCGACCTGGGTATATCCGGCGCTGTATAACACCCGATGGCCTTTGCAGAAAGGCTTCTACAAACCTCAGTCTTGGTTTGTCATGGGTGACACGGTTGATGAATCTCGCTTCATGGATATCGTCAGTAGACCGGTGCCAGACATCCTTAAACCATCGTATAACTTCGGTGGGCTGTCGCTGACGCAGCTGATGGAGGACTACGTTACAGACTGGCGCGACGCCAAGAAGAACGTGATTAAACTGCTTCGCACGCTGCGCATGCGAGGCCTGCAAACTGATATGGATGC